AAGCACCCCGGCACCGTGGCCAGCGAATACCATGTGATCCAAGGGCGGGCCTCGCTGAAGGCCGACGCCATGCTGGCGCGGTTCCAAGCGGCGGGCGGGCGTGTCGAGTGGCACGACCACACGAACGAGAAAGTGGCGGCGACCTTTTCGCATCCCGCCGGCGGATCGCTGCGGATCGATTGGGACATGGCGAGGGCCAAGGCCGCGGGCCTCGGGAGCAAGGATAACTGGCGCTCGTATCCGCGCCAGATGCTTCGCGCCCGCACGATCTCGGAGGGCGTTCGCGCCGTCTACCCCGGAGTCCTGCAAGGGATGTATACACCCGAGGAGGTCGGCGATTTCAACCGCGAACCGAAGGCGGCGAAGGCCGAGGTGGTCGAGTCTGTCGAGGTCGTGGCCTCGCAGCCCGTGGCCGAAATGAAAGTGGTCGAGGTCGTGGCCGAGCCGGTGGCGAAGAAGGCCGTGGTCGCCGAGGTGGCTGCGGAGGCCGAGCCGGAGTGGGCGCGGGAGTTGGAGAAGCGGATTTTTGAATACGAGCCGCGGGTGAATGCGTTCCTCGTGGCGAAGGGCCAGATCAAGCGGGGCCAGACTTTCCGCGACATGAAGGACGCGGACTACATTGCCCGGGTGATGGGCAACACCGAGAAGTTTCTCGCCGCCGTGGTGGCCGCGACCGAACCCGCCGCCGAGGCCGTCAAGCAGAAGGAGGCCGCATGAGCCGGTGGGAACTTACCATTGTTGACACGATGTCCGAGATGGGCGGGCATTTTGACCGGGGGCTGGCCTCGCTTTACTGCGTGGCCGATCACGAGAACCGCCTGCTGATCCGCCAGACTTGGCCGGACGAGTGGGCGAAATACGAGGGGATCGCGACTGCACGGCTAGAGGAGGAAAACGTATGATCCGGCACTCTGCCCTTCCGAAACTGGCGCAGTGCGCGAAATACGAGTCGAACCCGGTGGCGGGTCCGAATGCGGAGCGCGGAACCCGACTCGATGCGGCGTTCCGGGCGTTCCTGATGGGACAACCTGTGCCGGTGGAGCTTTCCGCCGAGGAGCAGGAGGCTGTCATGTGGGCGGTGGACACGGCCCGCGATCTGGCAGACGGCGCACATATCGAAGCCAACGAGGTTAACCTAAAAGTTAACACTCCGGGCATAAAGCATGAGGGGACCGAGGATGCCCGCTGCGAGGACGAGAACACGAGCTTCGATCTGAAGGCGGGTCAGTTTCGCTCCTACTACGAACAAATGGCCGCCTATGCGCTGGGCAACCTGGAGCGTCAGTTCAACGAGCATTTCGACCGGCAGAGGCTGGAGGAATCGACTTGGACGAGCGTGCTGCTCTTCTGCGACCAGCGCGAGTTCACGCGCATCGAGTTCACCTACGCGACCGCGAAGGCGGTGGTGGATGGGGTGCTGGAGGCGGTGAACGATCCGAACGCGCAGCCGACCGCGTGTGAATACTGCTCGTGGTGCCGCAAGGCGGACACTTGTGTGGCTCGCACCACGCCGGTCACCGAGACGCTGGCGGTGGTGGAGTCCCCAGCGTTGTCGCTGGAGGCGATGAAGTCGGAACTGGTCGCGAACCCCGAACGCCTCGGCAAGTTCCTGCAAGCGGCGGCGATGTTTGAAGACTTCGTTGGCGAGGTCAAGACGGCGGCGAAGGAGCAGATGGCAACCGGCGGGGTTGTGCCGGGTTGGAAACTCCAGACCGAAGCGGGCCGCGAGCATTTCGACCGAGTATCCATTGTTAGGGCGGCAGTCGCCGGGAAGTCCGGCCTCGATGATCTCGTGGCCAACCTCGGCGGGAAAATGTCCGGCAAGAAGTTCCGCGAGTGGTGCGGGAAGATGGGCATTGCGGTGCAGGAGGACGAAGCCCGCCGCGGCGATGAGATCGTGAAACTCGTGGCCGACAAACCCAAGAAAGCGAGGAAGGCGGCATGAGTTTGAACAAGACACAAGTTCAGTTGATTGAGCTTCAAGACCAGCACAGCGCCGACAAAAAAATCATCAAGTCAATCAGACGCGAATTAAAACAAGCCCGTTCGAGATGCCGAGAATTGGAACAAGCTCTTGGGTATTCCAGCACAGGCGAGACGCTCCTATTGAAATTTACGAAGGCGATTGGTGAGCGAAACGAGGCAAAGAAAGAGGCGCATTATTGGCGAGTCACTTATCAGGATGTTCAGCGCCAGCTTCAGTCCGATGATAAATTCCGAACGAAAGCGTCAAAATTTGAAAAAGCCGCCTTTCGTTTTCACAAAGAACGCGAGGAGGCGAGGTCGATTGCTTTATTTTTAAAGTCTCGGATGCGACTCCGAGAAAGAGAGTCTACCTACCGCTGGCTGGAAGTTTGTGAACAAGAAAATCCGTGGTTGAGGGGGGGTTCCCAATGACCGGCGAGGAACTGCGCGAGCGGGGCATCGATGCGGTGGATGCCAACACGCCGGAGGGTTGGAAGGAGCAGACGGATGGAATCATCGGTTGGCTCGCCCGGAACGGGGCGGAGTTTACCGCCGAGGATGTCCGGCCATGGGTGGGGGAGCCTCCCCACCCAAACGCATGGGGAGCGCGATTTGCGGCAGCGGTGAAGGCAGGGGTGATCACTCACCTCTGCTACCGCAAGGCGAAGCGGGCGCAGGCTCATGCGCGGGTGCTGGCGGTTTACCGGGGAGTCCAACATGAGGTGGCTTAACATCGAGATCGCAAACCTCCGTTCCCCGGCGTTTGTCGGGGCGGAGCCGGTCGAGCGGGCGACTTGGTTGTCGCTTCTCGCCTACTGCGCCGATCAAGAAAACGGCGGAGTGATTGCTGACTGCCGGTCGTGGAAAGACCGGCAATGGCAACAGACCTGCGGCATCACACAGGCCGAGGCGCATCAGGAATGCCAGTTGTGGGAGTGGGTTGGGGATAGTCTTTCCGTGGCGTTTTTCCCGCTGGAAAAACAAGCCGAGGTGCAGACCAAAAGAGATGCCGGACGCCGGGGCGGGAGCGTCAAATCCGAAGCAAAAACCCAAGCATCCAGAATCAACGGGGCCAAGCACAACCCAAGCACAACCCAAGCAGAGATTGAAGCACAACCCAAGCTGGAACCCAACGGAAAGGAAAGGAATGGAATGGAAAGTAAAGGAATGGAAGTAGGTCGCGTGACCGCTCCCCAACGCTCCAATTCCTACCTGCTTGACGAGGAGTTCTGGGCGGAGATGCGGCGGCATTACCCCGACATCGATGTCGAGGCCGAGTCTCGCAAGATGGATGCGTGGCTGCTCGCCCGCCCCGGCAGGAAGAAGACGCGCCAGTTCGTCATCAACTGGCTCAACAAGGTCGAGCCGGCATTGGCTCCGGCCCAACCCAAGGAGATCGAAAAATGGTAAGCTGCGAAGTTTTGGCTGATGCCCAGCCTGTTATGGAAACCAAAGCCTGCGCGTTTTGCTTTTCTCCGGTGCGGTGCGAGGTGGTGGAGTTCCTCGGGCGGCGCTTGGAGTTCGAAATTCTCTGCGACGACTGCTCGGCAGCGCTGGCTCGCAAAGCGGAGCAGGAAGCAACCCGCACCCGCACGGAGCGGCTGACAGAGGCGTTTGACGCGATGTGTCCGCCGCTCTACCGTGAAAGCGATCCTCGACGCCTTGCAGGGCCGTTCCTGCGCGAAAGCGAGGCGTGGGAGTTTTCGCCCGAGGGGTTGGGATTCATCGGGGCGGCGGGGACCGGGAAGACACGGTGCGCGTGGCGGCTGCTCCGGCGGTTGCATTTCGCGGGACGCCGGGTCTACGGACTCACCGCGACCGCCTACGCGAAAGCCTGCGCCGACCAGTTCCACGACGACATGGAGGTGAAGGCGCGAGCCGAGGCCGTGCTGCTGCGTTGCCAGCGGGTGGAGGTGCTGCTCCTCGATGACATGGGCAAGCAGCGGTTCACCGAGCGGGCCGAGATGGAACTCTTCGCCCTGCTGGAACACCGCACCGGCAATTTCCTGCCGACCATCTGGACGGCGAACGCCGAGAAGGGCGACCTCAAAAAAATGCTGTCCGCCGACCGCGCCGAGCCGCTCATCCGCCGGCTGGTGGAGTTCAGCAGGGTCGTGAGGGGAGGGGACAAGTGACCGTTCAGCTCGATCTTTTTGCCCCGCCGCCTGTCGATCCGGTGGCGCACCACATCAAAATGATGCGGTCATGCTGGCCGGAATGGGACGGGCCGAAAGTAGGCGGGCGGTGCGAGGTTCACGGCGTTCTGGCCTGGAGCGTCACGCATGGCCGCAACCTCTACCACTACATGGCCCCGTGCGAACTCATGGCCGAAAAGGCCGGCGAGTGGATTGCCCGCATTGACTACCCGGAGACCTCTTGGTGCGCGAAAAAATATAACGGCGAAATCCTGCGCCTGCCGATCACCAACATCTGGCCCCCTGTGCGGCTACTCATCTCGGCGCGAAAGGAGGCGGCGTGAATTTGCAACTGGAGCTTTTCGCAACGCATCCGGACGAGCGGCTTTTCCGGTATTGGCGTCAGCGCCTTTCCGAATGGCCTCGGGAGGTCATGGAGTCACGCCATCAACTGGATTCCAGCGGGTGGAGCATGGCCACCCAGGGATTGAAGTTCGCCGTCTGGCTTTTCAAGGCCCGCGAGATGCACCCGCTGGAATTCCGGCGCTGGTGCCGCTTCAACCGCCGCGTCCGCCGGCGGGACCATTTCAACAACCAACCAACCAAAACCAACAACACATGACAACACACGAACTGGCCGAGCAGGCCGAAACCCAATATGTCAACCGCGCAGGCACCTACCTGTGCAAAGTCAAAGCCCCCGGCAATGGCTGGATCGGCAAGAGCAAGGAGAAGAAGACCCCCTTTATTCGCATCCCGTGCATCGTGGACGATCCGGAGTCCCCGCAGTTCGGGCGCGAAACGGTCTGGAACGGCTGGCTCACCGAAGCTGCCGCGCCGAAAACCATCAAGCGCCTGGAGGAGGCATTCGGCACCGATTGGACATGGCCCGCCCTCATCCAAGGCCGCGCCACCTTCGTCGGCAAACGCTGCAAGATTTCCGTCGAGCAGGAGGACTGGGAGGGCAAGCCGATCTACAAGGCCAAATGGCTCAACCCGGAACACGACGACCGCCAACCGGCGATTGATCCCGAGGAACTCAACGACCTCATCGAGCGGCTCGCGAAGACCCAAGAGGGCGAGGACTGGTGAAAAAGAAATCCCCCAAGGACCGGCGCGGCGGGCTGCAAGGCGACCGGAAGCGCGTGAAATCCTCGCACATCCGCAAGACCTCGGGCGTGAAGAGCTACACCGACCGCTGGCTCGAGAACCTGTCCCACCAGGTCTCGAAAGCCTGCGACTGGTTCTGGCTCCAAACGCCCGAGCGCCGGCACCTGGAGGAGCAGCGCAAACGCCGACCCTACAACTTATGAACTGGACCCATGAGCAACTCAAACAACTCGGATATGCCCAACAACCGGACGGCAGCTTCGCACGAACTGAATCTGTTTCTCCCCGAATTCCTCACGCCCAGCCTCAACCGCATCCTCGGCAAGCATTGGACCGCGCTCTCGAAGGAGAGGGAGAAAACCGCCCGCGCTTTGGACTCCGCATTACTCGCATCGCCTGCCAGCCACTCGATGCTGACAACTTTGCTGGCGGCTGCAAATTCCTCATTGATGCCGTCCGCCGACGCGGACTCATTCCGGACGACGATCCGCAGAGCGTTGAAATCGCATTCCGTCAAATCAAGGCCAAAACCAAACGCGAAGAAGGAACCTCCATCCAAATCACATTCCATCCGGACAAATCAAAAAATACAGGGGGAGTATGAGGGGGAAAATCCCGATTCTTGTCAAGACAATTTTGACTGATACCTTGTAACCAAATGGCGACGAAACCGAAAAAGAAGCACGGCAGGCCGACGAAGTTCACCCAGGAACTCGCCGACACGATCTGCGAACGCATCGCCAACGGCGAAACCCTGCGGGCAATTAGCCGCGATTTGGGCTTTCCCCATTCAACCGTGATTGAGTGGACGATGACCAACAAATCGTTTTCCGACCAATACGCGCAGGCGAGACTCAAGCAGGCCGACGCCTACGCGGACATGATCCTCGACGAGGCGTTCAACTCGCACGACGCGCAGATCGGGCGGCTCCGGGTGGACGCGCTCAAGTGGGTCGCCAGCAAGCTCGCGCCGAAACGCTACGGTGACAAGGTCGAGGTCGAGCAGACCGGGACGCAAAAAATCCGGGTGATCATGGGCGGCGATGTCTGAAGCGGAATTTGAAATCCGCCCGCGGAAACCGTTCCGGCCTTATCTGGAGCGCGACAAGCGGTGGGCCTGCATGGTCGTGCATCGCCGCGGCGGGAAAACCTTCGGGTGCATTCAAGACCTGCTGGCGAAAGCGTTCGGCACCGAGCGCCCCGGCCCGCCGCTGCGCTTCGCCTACATCGCGCCGACGCGAGACCAGGCGAAGGACATCGCGTGGGGATATCTGAAAACCTTTCTCTCGCCGCTTCCCGGTGTTCGGATCAACGAGGCCGATTTGCTGGCCACGCTGCCCAACGGCGCGACGATCCGGCTTTACTCGGGCGAAAGCTACGAGCGGATGCGCGGCCTGTATCTCGACGGCGCGGTCATCGACGAATACGCGGACATCGATCCCGCGGCGTGGCATTCCGTGATCCGGCCCTGCCTGTCCGACTACAACGGGTGGGCGACCTTCATCGGGACGCCGAAGGGGCGAAATGCGTTCTGGCGTTTGTGGAACGACGCCTGCGGGAATCCCGAATGGTTCACGCTCATGCTCAAGGCGAGCGACAGTGGCATCATTCCCGAGGAGGAACTGCGCGACATCCGCAAGGGAACCCCGTCGCACATTTACGAGCAGGAATACGAATGCTCGTTCGCCATCGGTCGCCCGGGCGCGATCTATGTCCGCAATCTGGAAAAGGCCCGCGCCGAGAAGCGCATCAGCAACGACATCCTGTGGTTCAAGGAACTGCCGGTTTACACCTCATGGGATGTCGGCGCTCCGCTCAACCAGAAAGTGTGGATTTGGCAGATGGTCGGCGACCGGCTCAATTTCTTGGAGGCGCTCTCGGGCGATGAGGAATGCAAGACGCCGGCGGACTGGGCCGCGAGGCTCAAGGCCAAGCAGTATGCCTACGGGTCGCATTTCATTCCGCACGACGCCAGCACCGAGAACGGCGGACTCTGGCAGGGGGCACTCGCGACCGCCGGACTGACCGGAGTCGCTCCGGTGCCACGGCAGTTGAGCGTGTGGGATGGGATCAACCTCGCGAACGATGCATTCCCGCGCATCCATTTCAACGAGGCCGGGTGCGAGGCCGGGCTGGACGCGCTCGATGCCTACCACAGCAAGGAGGAGCGCGACGGCGTCACGATCAAGGATGTCCCGGTGCATGATTGGTCGTCGCATTTCGCGGATGCGTTCTCACTCTCGCACCAAGCGATCAACCGCGGGATGGTCATCGACCGCAGCGCGATTCCGCGCAAGGCCGTGAGCGGCGAACGACCGAAGGTCATGGCGGGATTTCGAGGGGGATTCTCGCGGGTGCGGCGATGAGCTTGGAACTTGTCCCAATCACACTTCGCGAGGCCAACGACTTTGTGGCGAATTTTCATCGCCATAGTGGACGCACGGCCCGAAATGGCGGCAAGTTTGCGATTGGTGCCGGAACAGAAAGCGGACTGGCCGGTGTGGCAATTGTTGGGAATCCGGTTTCGGCAACGCTGATGGACGGTTACACCGCCGAGGTGCTGCGCGTGTGCGTTGCTACCGACGCACCAAAGAACGCGCCATCGATGCTTTACGGAGCGGCATGGCGGGCTTGGCGAGCGATGGGTGGCAGGCGGCTTGTGACCTACACGCTGCAAAGCGAAAGCGGGGCAAGCCTGCGCGGGGCCGGGTGGAAAATTGTTGGTGAAGTCAAAGGGGGCGGGTGGAGTAGGCCAAACATTGATCGCATTCGACGCTGGCAACCAATTTATGGGCAGCAGAAATTTAGATGGGAAATGGCATGAGCGTGTTCGACGAGATCGCCGATCTTTATCAACGCTATCCGCAGCCGCGATCCTTCGCCGAGGATGTCGAACTCCACGCCTGGCACGGCGTCGCCATCGTCTTGCCACATTTCGTCATGCTGGCCCGCCCGGCGGACATCCACGACCCGCAGGAACGCTGGCGCGATCCCGCGCACCGATACAACCTGTTGGGGTGCGACTGCTGGTTCATCCACCTCTATTGTGGTATCAGTCAAAATAACCCTTGCAATTACGCGCCGCAGGAGTTTCCCTTCGTGGCGTGGAGCCGACGAGATGGCCGGGTCCGCATTTACGAAACCCGAAAACTCCAACCCAAATGCGAAATTTTGACCCGGTCGAAAACCCGCTAGTTTCCTGCCTCACTGTTTTTTTTGGTGGTGGCGGAGGCAGGCCAAAAGCTGAAAAAGTTGACATTCCACCGCCCCCGCCCCCGCCTCCACCGCCTCCCCCTCCGGCAACCGTTGATATGCAGTCCGGAGATGAAGCGGTGAAAAACGACGCCGCCAAACGAAAAGGAATCCGGCGTTCCATTTTGGCCGGGGAAACCAATCAGGCTCCTCCCACGACCGGACCATCAACGCTCGGCTGACGAGTTTTGACTGATACCAAATGAGCAAATCCGACCTCGCCGAAAAGGTTCTGCGGAAGCACTCCGAAATGGTGTCGGCGAGGGCGACCTGGGAGTCGCTCTGGGAGGAGATCGCGAAGTTCGTGATGCCGCGCAAGGCCGGCGTGTTCTCGGCCTCCTCGCAGCCGGACATGGCCGACGAGACCGCGCTGTTCGACGCCACCGCCGTGCGGGCGAACATGATTCTCGCCAACGGCCAGCTCGCGTGGATGACGCCCATGGAGAGCCGTTGGTTTTCCATGGATCCGCCCAAGGAGATGGAGAGCGAGGACGCCGTCGAGCAATGGTTCAAGCGATGCACCGAGGTGGTGCAGGCCGAACTCTCGCGGTCGAATTTCTACACCGAAATCCACGAGCTGTATCTCGACCGCGGATGCTACGGCACCGCCGCGATGCTGGTCGAAGCGGGCCGCAACTCGGCGCTCAATTTCACCAAGCTCGATGTCGGCACCTTCGCGATTAGCGAGAACGAGGAGGGCTATGTGGACACGCTCTCGCGGGAATACGAGATGACCGCCCGGCAGGCCGCGCTCAAGTTCGGCGAGGAAAACCTTCCCGAGGGCATGAAGGTCGAACTCAAAAAGGAGACCAGCCAGCGCAAATTCTCGTGTGTGCATTTGATCTATCCCCGCGGACCCGGCGAGATCGAGTTCGGAAAGCGGGACGGCGCGAACAAGCCCTACGCCTCGGTCTATGTGGACAAGGCCAGCAAGCAGGTTCTGGCCTCCAGCGGCTACGACGAGCAGCCGTTCTTTGTCACCCGCTACCTCAAGTGGAAGAACAGCGAAGTCTACGGCTACAGCCCGAGCTGGATGGCGCTCCCCGAGGCCAAGCAACTCAACTTCCTTGAAAAGCAACTCGACTCGCTCGCGGAACTCGCCGCTTTCCCTCGCATCCTCATCCCCGCCGGGTTCGATGGTGACATTGATCTCCGCGCCGGAGGTGTGACTTATTTCGATCCCAACAATCCCTCGGCGACTCCAAAGGAGTGGAACACGACGGGCCGTTACGACATCGGAATCGCCCGCGCCGAGTGGAAACGCAACGCGATCAACGAGGCGTTCCATGTCGATCTTTTCAAGATGTTCGCGATGCTCGAAAAGCAGATGACCGCCCGGGAGGTCGCCGAGCGCAGCGCCGAGAAGCTCATCCAGTTTTCGCCCACCTTTTCGCGCATGACGACCGAGTTGTTCAATCCGCTCCTGCGGCGGGTCTTCGCGGTCCTCGCCCGCCAGGGCAAGTTCCCGCCGCCCCCGCAGCAACTTGTGATGACCGGGTTCATCCCCGAGCCGGAGGTGTCCTACAACAGCCGAATCGCGCTTGCCGTGAAGCAGCTTGAGAACATGGCGTTCATCCGCTCCAGCGAGATGCTCCTGCCCTACGCGAACATCCGGCCCGAGATGCTCGACAACTTCGACTTCGACGAGATCACCCGCGACATGGCCCGCAACGACGGACTCCCGGCCCGCTGGCTCATGGACGAGGAAATGGTCGCGCAGATGCGGGCGCAGCGGGCGCAGGCCGCGCAAGCCCAGATGCAGGCCGAGCAACTGGAGCGCACCGCCAGCGCACTCGGCAAGGCCGGAGCTGTGAAGCAGGATTCCGTGCTCGCCGGAATGCTCCCCGGCATGGCACCGGCATGATGGCTCCCCTCGACAAGGAGGCCGCGATCCAGCGCGAGCGCGAGCGCCAGAAAACCGTCAACGCCTACCACCGCCTGTTCGCCGGCAAGGACGGGAAAACGGTCATCGACGATCTCAAACAGCAGTTCGCCACCGAGTCCCAGGTCTTCCTTCCGGGCTACGACTACAACCCCGTGGTCGCCGCGCTGCGCGACGGCCAGCGCGGAGTGATCCTGCACATCGAAGCGATGCTTCGCAGGCCGGTGATTGCCGACGGCAACATCGAGGAACCCAAACGCAAAGTAAAAAAATGAGCAAGAAAACCGAACCCAAGAAAGACATTCCGCCCCAGCCCGAGATCGACCCGATGCTCGGCGACAAGACCTTCGCCTATGTCGAGTGGCTCCGCGATTACCACCCGGAGGAATTCCAGTCCCGCTACGCCGGACGCACGACCCACCTCGGATTCGTCAACCCCGACGGCACCCTTTCAAACACCCCCGGCGAAATCTGACACGCAGTTTTGACTGATACCATTTATGGAAGACACCATCGACACCTCCTCCGAGCAGTCGCTGCTCGACACGGGAGCCGATAGCCACACCAGCGCCGCACCCGCGGCATCGTCGCAGCCGGCCACGGATGCGGGAACCAACACGCAACCCTCCACCGGATATGTGAACCCGGACGGAACCTTCGCGGACAAGTGGCTCGACGCCCTGCCCGACGACGCCAAGGACTACAAGGACACGCTGGCGAAATACAAAAGCGTTCCCGACATGGCCAAGGCGCTCGCGAACGCGAACGCGCTGATCGGAAAAAAACTCGGAGTCCCGAACGAGAAATCCACACCGGAGGAGATCGCCGCCTTCCGCAAGGCGGTGGGAGTTCCCGAGTCGCTCGACGAATACAAATTCGCTCCCGACGCGCTGCCGGAGGGAATGACTTGGAACGACGATTTCGCGAAGCCCTTCGCCGAGATCGCGCACAAACACAATGTTCCCCCGGGTGCGATGAAGGCGCTCGCGAACCAGTTCGCCAACTACGAAAAATCCAAATTCGAGGTGGTTCAAGCCACGCTTGACAAGCAGCGCACCGAGGCCGTGCAGACCCTGCAAAAAGAGTGGGGGACCGAGTTCGACAAGAACATCGGTGTCGCCAAGCAGGCCGCGAAGATGGCCGGCGTCAATTCCTCCAGCTACGGGTTCGCCGATCCCGAAGTGGTCCGCGGATTCGTCCGCATGGCCCAGATGATGAGCGAGGACAAGATGGGCCGCGGCGTTGCCACCGCCGAGATGATGACAGGGCAGGCCCGCGCCATGGACATCATGCGGAACGCCGAAAACCCCTGGCACAAACGCTACCAGGAAGGCGACCGAGAGGCCG